TTAGAAGATTATACAGCTACAGATAATGGTGAAGGCTTTTACCAATTCTTAAATGAAAGCGGTGGAACTTCAATACAGATATTTGAAGGGGTACAAAAACAAAAGACATTTTTTGTTGGCGATGTAGGTGAAAGACAGTTATATGTTATTCAAGATGAAAGTATGGATACTAATACTGCTGCAGTTTATGTTTATGAAACGGCGGCAAGTACAGACTTTACATCGTATGTACCAATTACTACTGCTACATCCGTTAATTCTCAGTCACGATATTATCAAATATCAGAAGCTCCTAATGGATACTATGAATTAAACTTTGGTGATGGAATATCTTTTGGTAAATCTCCTTCTATTGGTAATAAAATTATAGTTACATATTTGTCTTGTAAAGGAGCTGCTGCAAATAATGCTTCGACGTTTCTTCCTGGAGCCCAGGTAAATGTTCCGAACGTAGGCAATTATACTTTAGCTGTTACTACAGTTGCTCCATCTGGTGTTGGTGGGGCAAGACAATCAATAGAATCTATTCGACAAAATGCACCTATCTCATTTGCTGCACAACAAAGACTTGTAACAGCTGACGATTATCGTGCAGTAATACAAAGAAATTATCCTACAGTTACGGATGCGATTGCGTGGGGCGGTGAAGACAATGTGCCGGCAGATTTTGGTAAAGTATATGTTTCTCTTGTATTTGAAGATGGAACGACTGAAGCACAAAAAACATCAGTTAAAAACTCAATAGTACAAGAAGTATCAAATAATCTTTCGATTCTTTCTATTGACACAGTATTTGAAGATCCAGAAACGACTTATCTTGAAATTATTTTAACTTTTAACTTTGATCCAAACTTAACCGGGCAAACTGTTAAATCAACCGAATCTAATGTATTTTCAGTGTTGCAATCTTATGTTGATAATAATTTAAAACAGTTTGGTGGAATATTCAGAAGATCAGAATTATTAGGACAGGTTGATGATATTAGTGAAGCAATTCTAAACTCACAAGCAACAGTAAAAATACAACAAAGATTTGTACCAAATTTGTTACAGTCAGCTTCATATAAGATATATTTTCCGGTAGAACTGGCACCACCTAGCGCAACAGATTTTACTGTTGCATCATCTACATTTATTTTTAATGGTAGAGTTTGTTCTATCAAAAATGCTTTGAGCAATACTAAACTACAAATTATTAACTCTGTAGGAGACATTGAAGTTGATAACATAGGATCATATGAAGCATTAACTGGTACGGTTAATTTAACAGGATTTGCTCCTACAGGAATTACTGCTGGTGTAAATTTTATCAAAATATCTGCTGTTCCTGCTAATCAATCTACAATTAGACCACTTCGAAGTTATATTTTAGATTTAGATGAAGGTCCGTCATTTGCTACAAGCGGAGTTGATAGACAACAAACAGACGTTACTCTTGGTGCTGGTACCGGTGTAACTACATCTGAAACTGGTGCAGCTAATACATATGTAAGATCTCCAAGCATACCTTCATCCGGATATTAAGATGTCGCACGGGCCAGACTATAATAGGACTAATTTAAATTTACGGTCATATAGTATTAAAGAGGTACTGCCTCAATATTATGCCGGTGCTTATCCAAATCTAATTACCTTTTTAGAAGGTTATTATGATTACATGGATTCTGATGGTACTATCGATGCTTTACAAGATTTATATACTTTATATGATTTAGAAGCGACTGACTTAAAATACATTGAGAATATATTTGCATCAATTGCAGATGGTGCTAACTCAACATATTTTGGTGAGCCGCGTGAAGTACTTCGTAACTTTGCAAATTTTTACAGGGTCAAAGGTACAAAGTATTCTGCAGAAGGATTTTTTCGGGCGTTCTATGGATTAGATGTTGAAATAGAATATCCGAAGAATAATCTTTTTATTGTAGGTGAATCGCAAATAGGAACAGAGTCACTTCGTTTTATTCAGAACAGTGCATTATATCAAATATTTTCTGTTCTTATTAAGTCATCTATTCCACTAAATACGTGGAAAAATTTGTATAAAAAGTTTGTGCATCCAGCTGGATTCTTTTTAGGCGGTCAAGTTGTTTTAGAAATACCGTCAACTAATTCACAAGTTGGAGTGATGCCACTTAGTATTGAAGAACCGCCGCCACCATTATTTGTTGAGGGTGTAGCTAATTTTACAATACCAAATGGATTAGTAGAAACACTCGGTATTCTTCCGGACGATGGAGATTCAGATACAGTGGTAGAACGTATTGATCTCAAAGCGACAGTTGGCGATTATAAAGATATGCCGGCTGATGTATTTGCTGCATCTTACGGTAAAATAGACGATGCAATGAATATTAACTCGCCGACATTTGATGATTCGGCAAAAGATTTTGCACCATTCTACTCAGACGGAGAAGAAGGACCTGCGAACGATCAGCATGGTGTGAGAATGAGCAACGATATAGAAAGGTTCGATCAAGCAATCTGGTTTTATGATTCAGCTGCAGGAAATCCACGCTATATGGTTATTGGATATGTAGACTCAGATTACGTAGAACTTACTTAGAGGTAAAAAATGGCAATCACATTAAGAAATATTAAGGGTACGGCATTGACCCACCTAGAGCTCGATGCCAACTTTACCACACTTGCTGCAGCTGATATTGATTCAGCAGGAGTTGCTGCAATTGCGCAAGCTTCGCAAGGTGATATAAATTTAAATAGTTTGGCTGGTGATTCAGATATTAATTTTGGAACACATAAAATATTATATTCAAACAACTATGATTCACTTGGAGCATTACCAAGTGCAGGAGCATATCATGGTATGTTTGCCCATGTTCACGGCGAAGGAAAAGCATATTATGCACATGCTGGAGCTTGGATAAAACTTGCTGACTTTGACGACGTTGGTACAGGTATTGATTCGGCCAAAACAATTGATCTAGTTGATTCTAACTATGTTGCTGCTAGGCTCGGTAGTATAGGTGGACATTCGGATGTTAACATGTCTGGTATTTCAAATAACCAGATTTTAAAGTGGGATTCAGCTCAACAATTGTTTATCGCAGCTGCCGACGTAAGTGGCGGTGGTGGAGGCGGAGGTTTGACTTACGCAGACTTCAGTGTATCAACTGCTGCTGCTGGATCACCTACTCTATCGTATAATAACGGCACCGGTGTTTTTACATATACACCTCCAGACTTATCAAGTTATTTGACAAGTTATACTGAAACAAACGATTTATCTGCAAATGTTACATGGGCAAACATTCCAGATGCAAATGTGCCGGCATCTGCTGTTACTCAACATCAGGGTTCTTTATCAATTACAGAATCTCAGATTAGTGATCTTGGGTCATACATTACAGGTTATACTGTAACACAAAGCGATGTAACTACACATCAAGCTGCACTATCAATTACAGAATCTCAGATTAGTGATTTAGGAAGCTATGTTGCGAGTGGTTCATCTATCGATATGAACGGCACTGAATTAATTATGGATGCTGATGGTGATACATCATTCCATGCAAGTACTGACGATGAGATTGATATTAGAGTTAAAGGTTCAGACGTAGGTAAGTTTGATTCTGATGGTCTTGTTATTAATTCTATCCGAACAAGTACTGCTGGAACTCCAACATTGACTTCATCATCTAATATTAATATGACAGTCGGTGGATCTGTTACTGTTTCTGGTGGTGGATTTAGAGTTGCTTCTCTTACTACAGCACAAAGAGGATCTTTATCTGCATCTAACGGTGAGATAATTTATAATACTGATAATGGTCAGTTTGAAATCTATCAGCGTGGTGGTTGGACAGCCATGACAAGAGGTGCTTCACTATTTACACTTACATCAAGTGGAAGCAGTCATTATGTCTTCAACGATCCTGACAGCCATTGGTTTCCTACAAGTGAAAACGATCCAGTTCTATATTTAAGACGTGGAGAAACATATTACTTTGTTAATAATTCAGGTGGTTCGCATCCATTCCAGATTAGAAACTCAGCAGGTGGTTCTGCTTATAATACGGGTGTAACAAATAACGGTAGTTCAAGCGGCACTATTATATTTAAAGTTCCAATGAGTGCACCTGCAACACTTTATTATCAATGTACTTCACACTCAGGTATGGGTAATACAATCAATATCGTATAGGTAAACTATGTCACAAAAAGATTATATAATAGCAATGGAAAAAGGTCAAAGTAAAGACCTTTTAAAAGATGAGCTAACTGCAGAGACTGGAAATGATTATGTTCCAGCTCGGTCTGTTGATATAGTAGATGCTCGTGCTGGAAGTAAACGTCATTTTAATATGGCTTTAACAGACGAAGAAGCAGAAACTTTAAGATCTGATCCTAGAGTTAATAGTGTACATACACCGATTACTTGGAATGATGACTTTCTAGATTTTGAATATAATCATAGAAATAATTGGGCTAGATATAATAATGGTACATCACAAAATAATTGGGGATTACTTCGCCACATTGAAGAAACAAATGGCTGGGGATCTGGCACAACTGATCAAAGGTCTTCTAAAAAATATACAGGACATTTAGATGGTGCAGGCGTTGATATAGTTGTGCACGAAGGAGATAGTGCTAGATACGATCATGAGCAGTTTACCGGTAGATATAATCAACTTCAGTGGAATACACTACCAAACATGAGCGGCGCAAATACTATTAATTATACCAGCGCGTTGTCATATGGTGATCATGCTACACATGTATTAAGTACCATGGGAGGAAGCACTGTAGGTTGGGCTCCAGGTGCACAATTATATAGTCTTCCGCTTGATGATATTGGATCTAGTACGTATTGGTTTGATGCTGTAAAAGAATTTCATAAAAATAAATCTGTAGATCCTACCACAGGATATAGAAGACCAACAGTCGTAAATATGAGTTGGGGATTTAAAACATATCATTCTTCTGGCGGAACAAATTATGTTACAAATATTCATTATCGAGGTGTAAATACTGGATCAAATACACCCGGTACTACTTATGGTTTAATAGGTGATGCGGCAGGCAGAGTTAATTGTCCTATATATGGATTTGAATCTGAAATAGATGAAATGCACGAAGAAGGAATTATTACTGTAAAATCAGGTGGAAATCAATATCAAAAGTTAGATGTTGAAGGCGGAACTGACTACGATAATTATTTTACATCAAATGCTACATGGGGAAATGTATCGCCAGGTAGCCCTCTATATTATAATAGAGGCTCAAGTAATAGAAGTGATGATACGATTATTGTAGGAAATATGGATAGTCAATTATATTCAAGCTCAGAAGCTACAAATGAGTCAAGTGAAAAAGGTCCTCGTGTAGATATATGGGCGGCAGGAACTAATATTGTCGGTGCAGGTTCTTATGATGAGACTACTTATTTAAATTATACTGGAACAAGTATGGCCGCACCTCAAATATCAGGTATGGCTGCACTTCTTTTACAAATGAATCCTGGCATGTCGCCAAAACAAGTCAGAGAATGGTTCATAAATAATGCTAAGACTGGCATATATGTTGGTGATACCAATAATACAACTTATTTTACTAACAATAGAAATTTACAAGACGGAAATAATAGAATAGCTCATTGGCCTTTTAGCGATCATAGACCTATTAATCTCTCTGTCAATACTCAATACGTATCATTTTAGATATAAATAGATTAAATATTTTAGAGGTTTACAATGACTCGTCAGAACATATCAACTGGCACATTTGCTAATGACGGAAGTGGTGATACGCTTCGTCAGGCCGGGCAAAAGATTAATGATAATTTTATTGAACTGTATCAGAAACTAGGCGGAGATAGTAATACTCTAACAGGTACGTTATCTATTGCTGGTAGTGGTATTTCATTCGAAGGTGCAACTGATGATGTTAATGAAACAGTTTTAAATGCTGAAGATCCTTCACAAGATAATATAATAACTTTACCAAATAGTTCTGGTAATGTTGTATTGGATTCAGCTACTCAAACTCTTTTAAATAAAACTTTAACGAGTCCTACATTAAAAACACCACGAATTAATGATACATCATCAACTCATAATTATTTTGTTACTGTATCAGAATTAGCAGCAGATCGAAATATTAATTTACCTATTTTAGCGGCTGATGATGTTTTAGTATTTAATGATCATGTTGCGACTCTTACAAATAAAACTCTCACAAGTCCAACAATAAGTCAACCGCTAATTAGTGGTCATATAGCAGATGCAAACGGAGCCGAGCTTATTGGTATTACTGCAACAGGAAGTGCGGTTAATCATGTTGGGGTACAAAACGCAGCTACTGGTACTAACCCTATTTTAAATGCAATTGGAGACGATCCTAATGTTAATTTGAACATGGCTGGTAAAGGATCAGGTTCAGTAGAAATTGATAAAGGTGCATACGGCTCCTCTACAATTGTTGCTACAGGAGCTGCGGATGCTTCTAAAACGTTTATTATATCAAATTCAGCAACTCCGGTTACAATATCAGTAGCTGATGGTACAACTGTTGGAGAATATAAGATATTTACAAATAAGAATGCTGGTGCTGCTACTATCACTCCGGCTAATTTTGGACCAGGAACCAGTATAGGTTTAGATAACAATGAAGGTTGTCAGATGATATGGGATGGAACAAATTGGCAGTTGATTGGTAACAACGGCGGAACAGTGAGCTAGGGAATCTAAAATGGTTGCAATTATTACAGATAGATTTAAGAAACAAATTTTAAATGATCTTTTTACGGATGTTACTGATTCATCTGACACATATTATATCGCTATTGGTAGATCACAAGATTGGAATGCTACGGATGTAGCTCCGACACCGATCAATACAGAAAAGACTGAAAGAGATTTTAGAGTTAACATGCAAGCGATGAAAAAGGGTGAAGATGTTTCGTATGTAGTTCCTCGATATAACTGGTCATCAGGTACAATTTATTCTGGATATGATGATCATTTTGAGGGATACCCATCAAATTCATTTTATGTTATGACAGATGAGCTTGCTGTATTCTTATGTTTACAACAAGGTCGTGATGCTCAAGGAAATGCAGTTGCTTCTACTATTAAACCATCAGGATCTTCATTAGATCCAATTACAACTTCAGATGGTTATGTATGGAAATACCTTTATGGTCAAACTGCTTTGCGTTCAACAAAGTTTACATCTGCTAACTATATGCCAGTACAATTTATTGACTCCGCTGGCGCATCGGCACCGGCTCTAGAGCAAGAACAAAAAA